CAGTATTAACCACTTGATCTTTACCACCTGATTCTGGTTCTTGTTCTAATCCTATCCAAACATCTCTACCGTCCATTAATGCCATTTGCTTTTTCTTTTCTTCTCGTGCTGCTGTACCTAATTGAAATCGCTGTACATCTAATACCCAATATCTATCATGCTCATCTAATCCCATTAGAGTACCGACAGTAAAACAACCACCACCGGCAGTAGCAGCATTATCCCAAAATCTAATACGTTTCTGCCAATGTCTTACAGGCGGTGTCATTATCTGAATCTTAGAAGTATCGAACATAAGGCCACCGGCAGGCACAGGCCATTGTAGGAACTGACCTGCATACATATATTCACCCTTAGCTCTATACCCAAGTAAAATCTCCCTGCTGAGTCGGATCGGGTCCATTAACCCGTCAATGTATTTGCTTTTCAAACTCTTTGGTTTGAGTTTATCTGTAATCTCAGCAGGGAGACATATATGCTTAATCATTATTGTCCCATCACCCATACCCATTTTCTTTTGAAGTTTAGCATGCTCTTCTGCTTTTGTAATCATATTAGCAGATGGATCATTTTGATGTAGTCTCTGCATAATTAATATAGTAGGCGTTATTGCTTTATCTTTCTTTCTTGTTGATAAAGTATCATTCATCCAAGTGTTAGCAGTTTTTAATGATGTTTCACTTACTGCTGCCTGTGGATCTAACGGATCATCTACTATAATTAGATCAGCATGCTTTCCTATAATGGAACCGCCTACACCAATTGATATTCTTTTACCACGTTTGGTATTCATAAATTCAGACTTAGCTTTTTGATCTTGTCTCATTCTAACAAACGGATAAACTTGCATATATTTTTCTGATAAAATAATATCTCTTGACTTTAAAGCAAGGTCCATTGCTAAATCTTTTGTATAACTACCTGCGATAATTGTTGCTGATTGTTTTCTTGTCCAAACCCACGCTGGAAGCATCACAGATAATATAGTACTTTTAGTTGATCCAGGACTCACATTCACAACCAAATCATAATCTTTCGGTAACCCTTTAAACATTCTCTCGCATACTATTTGTGCTTCATTACATAAATACTCTATATGCCAATTCCATACAGGTGCTTCAGGTATGATAGTATCCCAGAACTCTTGTACAAATATATAGAAGGATTCTTTAGTAAGTGATCTTATTAACTCATACTCATCTATGTATGTAGTAGCTAATAGTTCATTATCTTTAATTTGTTTTGGTGTTTTCTTCATTCTTGGTTTTTATCTTCTGCGGAATTTAATTCTTTTTTATACTTCCTTATTGATTTTAATAATAGTATTCTTTGTTTTTTTGATAAGTCTAAATCAAGTAAGCATATTGTACTTACATTTATATTACCTGATACATTTATATCTATTACTTTTTTAGGATCTACGAATCTATCTGAGTTAATTGTTTTATTAGCAAATAATATAGCTGATTCAGAACCGGCTGCACCTAATTGATATAATCCATTTTCCCAGAAATCCTTTTTATAGTTTTCTATCTCTAATACGATAGAAGCAAACCCTTTATCGGTTTTACGCCATTTATCGAATGTTACTCTTGGGATGTTTACTTTTCTTAAAGCTGAAACGATTTTAAAATTACTGGATGTCCATGCATATACAAATAATGATTGCCTTACATATTTACCTTGTGCTTCTAACATAGCTTCTATTTTTTTAAAACCTTGCTTTTCTTTTTGCATCCTGTTGAGTTTATTCCATGTTTTTCTTACTTTTGGTGATAGTCTATTAAAGATATGATTTTGAATTGTGAGTGCTTGTTTACCTGTACCATTATATTCTTTTCGGCCTTCTGTTAAAGCATATCTAAATACTTTTTTCTTAGTTTCCCATCCTCTTAGTGTTGGTGTTGATATGCCTAATGCTTTTGCAATCTGAACTTCGGTCATTCCCTGCCGTGCTAATCGATAAGCATCCAGGATCATTGTGTCTTTCCATACTGTTTTTCTGCTCATAAGAATCCTTTCTTTATTTATATAATATAATCATATACCCGAAAAATGGTAGCAAAAAATAAATCGGAGCCCAAGTATATAAATAAAATGCCCGATTTACGCTGTTTTTACCGTTTTTTGCAAAATTTTTTTCTATCCTTAAGTGCTTATAAAATAACAAGTTATGGCGATTTCTTAAAAAATATTTAAAAAAACTTCAAAATCTCAGATTTTTATTATTGACTTAATATCAATATGCCGATATTATGATTATAGTAATTGATAACTTAATAATGATTTTTGATTTGAAAGGAACCGGCGAAATGGCAAAGACAAACAAAGAATGGAATAACGATTACATCGAAATGAGTATCTTCCGAAAAAAGACCGATGGCAAAAATTGGTCCAAGAAAAGAAATGTAACAGTCGCTTACGAAACATTGGAAGCGATGAGAATGGAACTCAAAGAATTAGGATACAAAAAGAATAAGATGACTATTGATGACTTGATGGAATTTTACTATCTGGAAAAAGATGGTTATATTTACCGAGTAGTTTTAAGTTGTCAATCATTTGGCACTACCCCTCATCTTGATATTAAGATTGTTACCGAAAACAAATAAAACCAGAATAAATTAGTCCTGACAATTCGGTCAGGACTTTTAAGGAATCAAAAAATGACAAGACGATCAAAGGAAAATATAATGTTAAACTTAAAAACAGAACAATTGAATCTTATAGCCACTACATCACAATTGATTGCCTTAGATGTAATCTATTCCAAAAATCAAAAACGGTCTGATTATCTTGCAAAAGAATTTATCAATGCCCTGAGTAATTTTATGAATGGTTCAAAAAGAAGTATTGCAAAAGATGGTGAAAGAAGAATAAAAGAAATACAAAAAGAATTACAAGGATAAACTCAAAATGAAAACACTATTGAAATATATTGGTATAACATTTACAATTGTAGTTTGTGGGGCAATGCTCTATATTGGAATGATTTGTTTTAATTAAGAAAGGAACCGGCGAAATGAGTAATGACGAAACAAAAACAGATGACAGAATGATGACATACAAACAAACCCCTATGGCAGAAATCAGAAGTTTTGAAATCACTGAAGTCCATGTATTCACACACAAAGTACAAATCACTTTACTTGACGGCATGCAATACTCTTGCGAATGCAATGATGAGAATGAAGCAATAGAAACCGCAAACACTCTTTCTGAAATACTTTCAGACTTTACTAAAGATTAAGGATAACTGAAATTGATTTGGTCCTGACAATTCGGTCAGGATCTTTTAAGGAGTTGTTTTATGAGTGTCCCAAAAACCCACCAATACGATACCAGAAGAAAAACAGTATGTGGTAGAGATATAAAACATAGTCCATTGATTGCCTATGAAATTCTCGATACTACCTGCATTAATTGCTTACGCATAATGAATAAAAGTGCTATAATAAAGAAAAAAAATTATATGGAAAAATCAAAAGGCTGGTTAAAAGACGAAATAGAAACCTACAATAGGATACAATCTTTAAGAAAGAAATAAATATGAAAACACTATTGAAATATATCGGTATAACATTTACAATTGTAGCTTGTGTGGCAATGCTCTATATTGGAATGATCTGTTTTAATTAAGAAAGGTTAGGATTATGGAATTAACTAAATTAGAAAAGGATATTTTGAATCATCGTCTTGAAGTTCCTGATTCTATCTTTGAAGCACTTGAAGATTATACTCAAGAAGATATTGATATGATTTGTGAATTATTGATTAAGGGATTATATGATGATGCCATATCTTTCAATACTCATGCCACCAATGAGATATTAATTGACTGTGTTGAGGGCAGTACTTATTGGGCTGCTGCTGACGGTGGTGGTGCTTCTTATCAAGGTCTGAATGCTATAATAAGAGCCGGTAAATCATTAGCTAAAAAAATCCAAATATTTACTATGAATGAAACTTTTATAGAATTTCCAACTCATTAGAAAGGAAACTAACAATGCCAAAAACTGATTTCAAAAAACAGATTAGATTACTAATGGTTCAAAAGAATGTGAATGCTATGCAGTTAGCAAGGATGTGTGATCTTAATAATGCTACTGTTTATAATTATCTTAATGGTGATTCACAGGCAGCAGCTAATAATGTTGAATTGATGATTGATAAACTTACTGAATTTAAAGTATAAATTATTTTCTTTATCAGGGAAAGGGAAAAGGAAATGAATGCTACAATGACACTAAGAGAAGATGCTTTAACTGAAACTTATTATGATGTTGAGAAATTGATATATGATATTTGTTGGAAATTCAAAGGTATTTATGGTGGTGATTTTGAAGAATTAGCAGCAGAAGCAAATCTGGCATATATCAAAGCCTTTAATAAATTTGATGGTTCAAAAGGTAAGTTTTCTACATGGCTCCATTTTACTATTTGGAAACGCTTACTTAATTTTAGAGTCAATTTCACACATCCAGTAAGATATGGCAGGACTATTGAGTATGTTGAAATGATTCATCCAGCTTCAATGGTCCATGAGAATACAGAGCATAGGTTTGTTGATTTACTTGATGAGGTCAAAGCTGATGCACAGGAAATCATTAATCTGTTTTTAGATATTCCTGAAGTCGTGCAAGTCCGTGCTATTGAAAAAGGTGGTAGGGCACAGAATCTAAGAACCAGTATGAAAGAATATGCAAGACATACTTTAGGATGGACGCACGCTCGGATAAGAGAAACATTTCAGGAACTAACTGAATTAATGAATCCTAAAGATGATATTACTTTAGAGGAGATTTTAGATGTCATCAAGAACTAAACTAATGCCTCATCAAAAGGCAGGTGTCAAAAGAATAGAGAAACTTAAATGCCGTGTTCTTATCGCCGATGAAATGCAATTAGGAAAAACTATTCAGGCACTTGCTTATGTTAAGAATCATCCTGAATTACGTCCTGTAGTTGTTATATGCCCTGCTATATCAAAGGAAGTCTGGCGATCACAGGCAAGGGAGCATGTTAATCTAAGGGGTAGAATATTAAGTGGACAAAGACCTCCGAAGAAAAAACCTATGATAAAACCATCACTTCTAATTATCAATTATGAAA